ATTTCTTAGCCAAGCACGATTTAAACTATCAAGACATTGATGCGGATGGGCTACAACTAGTTGACGAATATGCAGAAGCATGGAGTTATTATCTAATTAAAGCAAGTGCAGACCTAGCAGAAGAGCAAGGTGCTATTCCGGGTGTAATGGAAACCAAATACGGCTACGGTATTACGCCTAACCAAACATACAAAAAAGACTTGGATGAATTGATTCCGCACGTTGAGCGTATGGACTGGGAAGGTCTTAGAACACAACTAAAGCACACAGGCATTCGCAACAGTACACTAATGGCATTGATGCCAGCAGAAACAAGTGCGCAGATTGCAAATGCAACCAATGGCATTGAGCCACCACGTAGTTTAATTAGTGTGAAACAAAGTAAACACGGCGTACTAAAGCAAGTTGTTCCTGAGTTCAAGCGTCTTAAGAACAAGTATGATTTACTATGGGATCAGCGTAGCCCAGAAGGCTATATTAAAATTATGGCTGTACTACAAAAGTATATCGATCAAGGCGTTAGTGTAAACACAAGCTACAATCCAATTTACTTTGAAGATGAAAAGATTCCGATGAGTTTGATGTTGCAGCACATGTTGATGTTTTACAAGTACGGCGGCAAGCAATTGTATTATTTCAACACGCATGACGGCCAAGGCGAACTTGACGTTAGCAAACTTGTAGGCGAAGCAGAAGAACCAGAAACCAACGGCTATCATATTGAAGACGACGAAGAGTGCGAAAGTTGTGTAATATGAGCTTGACAAACGGACCAGATCCAATTATTATATAGACATACAGAGAGAGGAATACTATGAGCGTTTTTGACGTAGAAAATCGTGCCAACCACACAGAGGTATTGGCATTCTTGGACCCAACAGGAGGTCCTACAATCCAGCGTTATGATACGCTAAAGTACAAAAGTTTTGATCAGCTAACAGACAAGCAACTTGGATTCTTTTGGCGTCCAGAAGAAGTTGATATCTACAAAGATGCCAAAGACTTCAAAGGCCTTACTGACCACGAGCGTCATATCTTTACAAGTAATTTGAAGCGTCAGATCCTGTTGGATAGTGTACAAGGTAGAGCACCAGTAGAAGCATTTGCTCCTATTGTAAGTTTACCCGAGATTGAGAACTGGATCCAAACATGGACGTTTAGTGAAACAATCCACTCACGTTCGTACACACATATTATCCGCAACGTGTACAGCAACCCTAGCAAAATCTTTGACGAGCTACTAGACATTGAAGAGATTGTAGATTGTGCTGGAGATATCTCAAAGTACTATGACGACTTGATTGAGCAGAGCATGTGGTACAACTTGTTAGGCGAAGGCACTCACACAGTTAATGGTAAAAAGAAAACAGTTGATTTATATGAACTAAAGAAAAACTTGTGGCTTACACTAATGAGTGTAAACATCTTAGAGGGTGTACGTTTTTATGTGAGCTTCGCATGTAGTTGGGCATTTGCAGAACTTAAGAAGATGGAAGGCAACGCTAAGATCATTAAATTGATTGCACGTGATGAAAACTTGCACCTTGCAAGTACACAGATGTTGCTTAAACTTCTAAAGAAAGACGATCCAGACTTTGCAAAAATCGCAGAAGAAACAGAAGCTGAATGTATTCAGATGTTTGTAGATGCAGCAGATCAAGAGAAGGCTTGGGCAGAGTATTTGTTCAAAGACGGCAGCATGATTGGTTTGAACACAGAACTATTAGGACAATATGTCGAATGGATTTGTACACGCCGTATGCAGAATGTAAATCTAAAGTCGCCGTACACTGTAAAAAGTAATCCTTTGCCGTGGACACAGAAATGGATCTCAGGTGCAGATGTACAAGTTGCTCCGCAAGAAACAGAGATTACAAGTTATGTTTCAGGTGGCACAAAGCAAGATGTTGCAGCAGATACATTCAAAGGCTTTTCATTATGATAGAGATATATGGTAAAACACAATGCCCGTTCTGTGATAGAGCAAAGGCATTGTGTGAACAAAGACAGTACAACTTTAAATACTATCAACTTGGTGTAGACTTTACACGTGAAGAAGTATTAGAAATGTTTCCAGGCGCTCGTACCTTTCCGCAAATCAAAGTAGGCGGTAAGAGTATCGGCGGTTGGGACAAGTTTCCACAGTATTTAGAAGACACAGGTTATAACGGCACAGGACACTCATTATGATTATTGAAGCACCGTACAAAGCAACAGACACCATTACTATTAGAACTACAGCAGGCGAAGAGATTGTAGGCAGATTTGTAGAAGAAGATGCTACCACTATAAAAATCACCAAGCCACTAGCACTACAAGCAAGTCAGCAAGGCATTGGACTAGGTCCTTGGGTGTTTACTGTGGATCCTGCTAGTACTATCAAACTAAATAAAAGTGCAGTAGTTTTTGTACACAAGACCGAAAAAGATATGGCCAGTCAATATGTGCAAGCAACTACAGGATTATCAATATCGGGATAAGTTTATGGGTGGTTTAGTTGCTAGAAAAACAGATACTTGTACAACAGGACATGGTTGTGATAGTACAACTACTCTTAGCAACGGCCAAGGCACAGTTTTTGCCGAAAATAAACTTGTTGCACGGATAACAGATCCAACTGTATCACATAATGTTCCAACTCCGGTACCAGATGGCGATGGTGGAACAAAAATTGTGTGTTTACCTCACACAGGATCAGTAAGATCAGGAAACAGTTCAGTTTATGCAGTAAATAAACTCGTGACGTTTCTAGGCGAAACTGTTTCGTGTAGCAACGGAAAAATCACAAGTTCAGCATCTACAGTTTATGTAGAAAATTAATCACTTGACAATCTGTCTGCTTTATGTTAGTATGACACATAACAAAGGCAAACAGAAAGAGGCTTATATGGAAAAGATTATTGTGACAGATTGTGATGGCGTACTACTCAACTGGGAGTACGCATTTGTATGTTGGATGACACAACACGGGTATACTGAAATTGAAAATGGTAATAAAGAATACAACATTGGTAAACGATTTGGTATTACTCTAGAAGAAGCTATCAAAAAAGTTGTAATATTTAATGAGAGTGCTGCAATGGCATTCCTTCCAGCACTACGTGATGCACGTTATTATGTGAAACGACTACACGAAGAACACGGCTATGTGTTTCATTGTGTCACTAGCATGAGTCTTGATCCTAATGCCAAGAAACTACGTCAAATGAACTTAGACAAGTTGTTCGGTCCAACAGCATTTCCAGTACTAGAGTGTTTGGATACAGGTGCAGACAAAGAAGAAGCACTTGAGAAGTATCGTGACACTGGGTATTATTGGATTGAAGACAAGTTTTCAAACGCCGTTGCAGGGCAAGAAGTAGGTATGCGTCCGATCCTTATTGAGCATGGCTGGAACATGAACGAAGTTGTACCAGATGGTATGAAAAAAGTAGTTAACTGGAAAGAATTATACAGTCATATTGTTGGATGAATAGTTGAGTGATATACACGAACAATTAAAAGTAGCCTTTGCAACTTATGTAAAGGAATCTGAAAAGTTTGCACAAGATGGTGTAAAGGTTAGTGCTGTTCGTGCTAGGCAAGCTCTTAATGATGTGAAACAACTAATTGTTGAACGTAGAAAAGAAATACAGGATCAAAAAGACCGGACATGAGCGAAAAACAATATTTAAAATCTATTGGTGAAAAAGTTGTACTGTACAACGAAGCTAAAGAAAAAGCTATTAAATGGCTTATTGAAAAACAAATTAAAGATAAAGATAAGATCCAAAATGCATTAATAATGAGTCAAATTTGGATTGCACATAATTTAGGACATGAAATTACAATGTCTGATTTATTAATTTATCTTGGCGACAATACAGATATAGTTGATATTGATACACGAATAGTACAACTTGACAAAGAATTTGTAGCTTTAAGTTTAGAACAGATGTTAGAAGCAAGTATTTCATGATACATAAATCAATTGGATTGACTCATATTTTTATCTGTGAAGATACAGCAAATTGTGCAATAAAAAATATAGTAGAAGATACAGTACAGCAGGTTGCTGATTTTGTAGACTCTATGAACTATGTTGTGACATACATTGCAGGATCTGAAAATGCAGCAGAAAAATTAAAATATTATACTGCTGGTGATATTATTAACTTACAGGATATAGATTTGTATATTGGAGACTTTTCATGAAGATTCTAGCCAAAGATTCGATACTAACTTTTGGAACTAAGTCTATAGCTTTTGAAATAAAGCGTAAAGAAGATATTGCATATATTGATTATTACGATAATACTGAATTTGTTCATCAATTAGAATGTCCTGTTGCAATGGCTAATAAGATTTACAAGACATCTATCTACGAAGGTTATAGTGAATCATTTTAAGTACATGTTAGCGCTCTTATCTTAATATGGTGTAAATACAATATGTTAAAAGATTTAAAAGAAGAATACAGATTATTCTATATGGTTAAAGGACATCTTGACGCAGACCCTGCAACAGTAGTCGAGTCTGCAGATAGTTATTTTAAAAGGTTATGGGCCTCTGGAAGCAATGGGGCTCCGTTGTATGATTATGCTGAAGAATTTGAAATAGCATGGAAAAACAAACATAACCAGTTGACAAACTCTAAAACATAGTATATAAATAAACTGTTAGCGTTGAAGCAACGTAGACACATACTGGACCCCGGGGCAGTACCGGGCTACTCCACCATAAGCACACTGTTTCTAGG